GCAGACTTGACGCCGTTTTACGTGTGGGAAAATTGCGGCCGCCCTATGATTGTCGAATTCCGTAGCGGCGTAACAAATAAGATTGACGGCTCAAACGTACCCGTCGCACTTATCGACGCCGCAATCGACCTCATAGAAAACGCAGACCGCCAGCTCGCGCGCATGGATTGGGAGCAGGAGGCCGGCGAAAAGCGCGTATTTGCCGACCGCGATATGTTCGCAGACCGCAAGACAAAAGACGGCAAAATCGAGAAAGTATTGAGCACTAAGACATTAAACCGCCTCGTAGTGAAAATCGACGGCAACGGCATAGACGGCGAAAAGATACACGACTACTCGCCGGAGCTGCGCACAGAGGCGCAGGAAAAATACTTGCAATCTGTTTTCAAGAGAATTGAGCAGACTATCAACCTCGGCAAGGGCACAATAAGCGACGCCGAGCAAGTGCAGCAGACCGCCACACAGTACACCGGCGGACGACAGGAACTATTCGCAATTATCGACGAAATCGAGGACGAAATCGCCGCCAAGTATAAAGACGCTGCCGACATTTTCGCATACATGGCGCGCGCTTATCAGATTAAAGGCGCACCGACTCCAAACGACAAAGAACTCTATACAATCAAGTGGAACGACGACCAAACCCGCAAGGACATACAGCAGGCGAAACAAACCGCTATGCAGGAAATCAGCGCGGGCGTACTTAATAAATGGGAATACCGCCGCGACTTCTACGGCGAGGACGAGGCAACCGCAAAGGCGAACGTACCGCCGGAGCCGGAATACTCTGCGCCGTTCGGATTGGCTTAAATCTTGCGTATAACGCACGCAAAACGCCCCGGTAGTGAAATTATACCACCGAGGGCAAACGGACGCGCTACGGGCGCGCTATTGAATTCCTAGAGGGGTTTTTATTATGAGCGCAAACAACAAAATTAAGAAAAGCATAAAACAAAACACTAGCGACATGGCAAACGGCATATACTACGCAATTAAAACGGGCGTTAATAAACTCCCGCTACATCACCGCGCTAAAATCGCGTGGCGCATTATCCGGGGGGCGTGGTAGTGTTAGCGCCTCGTTACCTCGACGGACTTAGCGACGAAATCGCGGACATATACGCGCAGCTCGAGGCGGACATACTCGCCGACATGGCGCGGCGCCTTGCGAAACTCGGAAAGATAACCGAGGCGACACGCTGGCAAGCGGCCATGTTAGCCGAAACCGGCGCGCTTAAAAAAGACGTCGCCCGCATTATCAAAAAATACGACCCGAAAATACAGCGCGAAATAAAAGCGATTTATAACGACGCCATGATTAAAAACGCGCGCACAAATAACCGCATATTCGAGGACGCGCTCGGCCACGGCGTAAGCGATATAAACGCGCAGGCTATGCTCGCGGGAATACAGAAAACACACTCCGACTTATCGCGCCTCACAATGACAACCGCATACACGACCGAGCAGCAATTCGTACAACAGGCAAACGTGGCGTATATGCAAGTCGTAAGCGGCGCGTTTGATTATGACCGCGCCATGAAAAGCGCTTGCGACACGCTCGCCGAGCAGGGCGTCGGCTCGGTTTACTACCGCAACGGGCGCCCCGTACATTTGAGCATAGAGGCCGCCGTCCGCATGAACGTATTAACCGGCGTAAATCAGACCGCCAGCGCGGCAACTATGAGCGATTGCGAGGAGCTGGGCTGCGACCTCGTGGAAACGTCCGCACACATAGGCGCGCGCCCGAGCCATGAGGCTTGGCAGGGAAAAATATTTTCGTTGTCGGGATCAAGTGAAAAATACCCGCCGTTTAGCGTTTGCGGGCTCGGCACAATCGACGGCATTTGCGGTATAAATTGCCGACATTCATATTATCCGTATTTTGAGGGCACAGAGCGCCACTACACAACAGACGACCTCGACGAAATGGCAAAGCAGACCGTAACGTATGACGGTAAGGAAATGACACGCTACGACGCCGAGGAAAAGCTGCGCAGCATGGAGCGCAACGTCCGCAAGTACAAGCGGCGCGCAATCGTGCAGGACGCGGCGGGAATTGACAACACCGCAGCACGCGCAAAAATTGGCGAGTGGCAACAGAGGGCGCGCGACTTCACAAAGCAGACCGGCATAGCACGCGACACGGCGCGCGAGTTTGTGGGAACGATAGACGGCAAGCAGCCGCGGGCGCTCAACCCGTCGGCCGTAGACCTCGAGAAAAATAGCAAACTCGCGCACGAAATAAAGCGGCTCGATAATTCACGCTCGAAAAAAATAGCGGGCATTACTCCGGGCGCGGCTATGGACTTCGACAAGGCCGACCACTTGCGGCCAAATCCGAACTTTAACAAGGGCGGCGGCTACCGTACAAACTGCCAAAGCTGCGTAGTTACATACGAAATGCGCCGCAGGGGTTACAACGTGCAGACGCTCCCGAATAGTTCGGGCTCCATGCTTAAAGTATTATCGCGCGACACCTCGCTCGCGTGGGTAGACCGCACAACCGGCAAACCGCCGGCATACATTATCCCGGGGCAGCCGACAGTAAAAAAGACTTTTGAATATTTGCAAAATGAGTTAAAATCTAATAACCGCTACACGATAGAGTTTGCATGGAAAGGACGCGGGGCGCACATTGTACACATATACAAGCGCGGCGACGTGCTCCACATCTACGACCCACAATGCGGCGAGTTATACAAGGGGCTCGACGTGCTGGACTACTTGAAACGCGTTAGACCCTCGACCGTGCAGCTTATGGACGTTGAGGCGTGCGACGTAAACTTAAACGTATTAAATAAAATTATGGAGCCGACAAAATGACAATAGAGCAATTCGCGCAGGAGCAAGGGCTCCCGAAAATTACCCGCTACACTCTCGAGAACGGCGTACACGTTTACCGCTTGCACGACGGCGACGAGGACGCGTGCGTCGGCTTGCCCGTGTACGCGCTGGAAACCGCGGACGGCTGGCGGCTTGCCTCGGCCGACGAAACGTTTGTAATTATGGACGCCCTAGACGGCGACGACGAATAGAGCGACGCATTTACCAAGAGTAAAACGCGTTAGGGGGACGGATAACAACCGCCGCCCCTTTTTTATTTAACCTCAAAAAATGACTATATACGCATGAGTAGAATTATTGATGACAAGTTATACGCGCAGCTTGTCAAGATTTTAGCGCAGGACGAGAAAGTAGCAACTTTTCAGCAGCTTATACTCGCCCCGAAAGCAGAGCCGGCAGAAACCGCGCCGGCAGACAATACCACAGTAAGCGAGGTTAAATAATGGCATATTCACGAGTAACACCACGCGCCCGCCAAGGCACAACGGGCATTAACGTAGAGGCCGACGTCGCAGCAGGCGCCGGCGTTTGGATCAACCCGCCCGACAGAGTAGCGGCCGTTACAATCGCCGTACACATACCAGCGGGCGAAACCGCTAGTTTTACGATTGAAACTTGCTGCAATCGCCCGGAAATAATCGGCGAGGACGGCACCGGCGGCTATTGGGATAACGTTTACGGCGATAACGTAACCCTCACAGAAAATACAACGGTTATGATTGCGAACGCCGTAACGGGTATACGCGTAAATTGTCTTACAGCAGAAAGCAGCATTAACGTTGCATTTTGCGGATAATGGGGGCTAACTATGAGTAGATACGACGGGCTTATAATTCCCCGCTCATATAGCGAGTATATTAACAAAACCGACGCGGCGACCTTACAGCAGGCGCTGCAATTATCCGGCGTATTATCCGGCACAGTAGCCGCCGGAGATAATAAGGCGGTAAAGAGTAGCGCGGTAAACGAGGTTGTTAAAAACGTTCCTAAACAAATAGGCGAATTTCACTACCAAGCCAGCAATACTATACGTTATTTTAAAATAAGCGGCTATCAAAACGTAATAAATAACAACACCGCAACAATGGCGATATTATCAATATTTGTTAGATATACGCACGCAATTAAACTTTTTACAATAGGTTATCCGACGGCACCAAATAATTGCGTAAGGGCTATAGTAGAGTGTTCAAACTTGCCAAACAATATGAATTTAGAAATTAAATACGATATTAGTACCGGGCTATTTAATATATATGTAAAATTAACACCCGCGAATTATGCGTTAGGTATTGTGTTCGAATTAGGGAGTAGAACGCAATCGGGGAACAATATAACAGTAGCAGAGGCAACCGAAACAGAATATAATAGCGCGGCTTACTCGGTAGACTTAACACAAGCTCAAGCAACAAGAGAATTTGTGGAGGAAGAAAGGTAGAAACATGGAAACAAAAACAAACCACGCATTAATATTTACAATCCTCGTAACACTCGCCGGCTGGGGCGTAACGTTCGGTGTTTGCAAAAACAAAATTGACACCAACGCCCGCGACATTCTGCGGGTAGAAAGCCAGCACGAAAAAGACATGAAGAAAATTAACGAGCGGCAGGACGGGAGCGAGGCGTTGTTACAGTCTATCAACGCGCAGCTTATAGAACTTAATACAAAAATGACTTTATTGTTAAAAGGCGACCTTAGAACGGGGGTAAATAATTAATGCAGATTATACACGACTTTTTAACAATCAACGAATACAGCAGACCCGGACGGAAATTAAAGGAAGTGCTCGGCGTCGTTTTACATTGGACGGCTAACCCGTCCGCAAATGCAAAAGAAAACCGCGATTTTTTCGAGAATAAGAAAACCGGCAACGGCGGCTATGCGAGCGCGCATTACATCATAGACCAAAACGGAATTATTGTGGCTGCCGTACCCGAGTACGAGGTAGCATACCACACCGGCAGCAGCCAGCGCGACCCGGTAAGTAATAAGTTTTACACCGACGACGCGCGCCGACGGTTTGGAAAATACGCGAGCGAAAACAATAGCCCGAATAATTGTACAATCGGCGTGGAACTCTGCCCGATTGACGCAGCAGGCAACTTCTCGGACGCGACAATCCGCGCCGCCGTGGAACTCTGCGCCGACATTCTCACACGCTATAACTTGCCGGTAACGGCACTCACTACACACCATAACGTCGTAGGCTGGAAAGATTGTCCGAAACTATGGACAGAAAAACCGGCGCTATTCGACGCTTTTTGCTACTCGGTAGCAGAGAAAAAACAACGGGGGTAAATATGGCAGACGAGCCACAGACAGAAAACAAGGGC